AATGCTGCTGACGCTATTGCTGGGGGCGATGTTATTGTCCTTGCTAACGTGTCGTATTACGTTAAGTCAGTTGATGGTACTACTGTCACACTTGCACAAAAATATGCTGGAGCGACTAATGGTACTTTATCGGGTGCCAAGCGTCGTACACCACCAAAAGCACTGTCTGATTTTGTTCTGACACGTGCTACAGACCACCAGTCTTCTGTGGATACACAGATTGTTGCTGTAAGTCTTGCTGAAGCACAACTTTCTACTAACAAATCACGTGGTATTAGTAGTCCTGGATGGTGGGCATACAGGACATACACAGATGCCTCTGGTACTACTCGCCATAAGTCAGAATTGATTGCATCTTATAAAGATGGATCTGCTATTAGTGGTGACTTTACTGATGACCTTGTTGCTGGAGATGCAGCATCTGCAGTAGCAATTGGTACACAACCTGCTAATGCTTCTGTTGCTGCCAATGGTTCTAACACAGCAACCTTCACTGTTTCTGCTACCAAGACTGGTGCTGGTTCACTTACCTATCAGTGGCAGGTCAGTACAGATGAAGGTGCTTCCTTCTCTGATATTTCTAGTGCAAATGCAAACAGTGTCACAACTGCTGCAGTTGTTGCTGGTGATGATCAGAACCAGTACCGAGTTAAGGTTGGTACAGATGCAGGTGCTACCGAGCTTGTCTCAAGTGTTGCCACGCTTACAGTTACTTAATGTAAAATGAAATTCGATGAATTGAACCAGGATAACTGGATCCTTTTTGCTATTAAAAATTATGATAACCCGAATTCGGTTACTTATGAAGATTTTGAAAAAGATCTAAATAAGATTAAATATATTAAGAGATTATTTCGTCGTTATGAAACACATAGTGAATTGAAAACTCATTTAATTCTTAATCATATCATTGTGATGTATAATGTGTTTGGTGATGCTGCAACTCCTCTATTATTTTATAAAATAGAGGCAACACATTGGCCAGCATTAAAAGCATTTATGTTGGTTTTGAATCGTTTACCCTCAACCCTTAATAAGGAAATTGATCCAGAATGTCTTCAACAACTGAACCTAATATGAATGAAATGATGGCTGGGGATGGATCTGGCTTGTCTATGCCACCTGCTTTTGTTTTTGTTAATACAAAAGCTCATCGTAAGTATAAGAAGAAGGATAAGGATAAGGTAGATGGTCGCACTACAGGTGCAAAAACAATGCTCTCTCGTATTACTAAAAGGAAAATGAAGAAAGAAGAAACTATACCTGCTGGATATACTGCAAGGGTTGATATAGAATCTATCGAACCTATTATTTCTGAAGGATCTCCTTCTGAAACTGAACGTGCTCAAAAGCAAATTGGGCAGATGAAGAAACTTAAGAGGCAGAAAGGTCTTCAGAAGAAACGGGATGAAGCAAAGAAAGGTATGCAGGACAAGACTAAAGAGATGGATGTCTTGATGAAAGCAAGGATGTCAGACTTTAAGAAGAAAGCATCTGATCAAACAAAGAAAGCATCCACACAAAATAATTCTTATGAACCAACTGAAGGTGAAGTTATGACAGAAACTACAGCAACATATGATGATGTTATTAAGGTTGCATTAGAGGTAGCAACCAGCGAACTAAATCCAGCAGGAGAAGCATCGTTCGCTAAAATAAAATTTGATGATGGATCAGAACAGAACCTTGATAACTTTTCTGCGAAAAGAATCTCTGCTTGTTATGCTCAATTAGATGATGATCACAAAACACAGTTCCAAGCTTTGCTTAATAAAGATGCCTCTACATATCAGAGTGCTCTTGATTTCGCAATCCGCAGCGTTTAATGTCACAGGATGTTAATAGTGCCATCTTAGAGAGGCTAGAGAAGATAGTTACTAGTCTTCAAGACAATTCAGTCAAGATGGGGCAGCTGTTAGCAGTCCATGACGAGAAACTGGATAAGCAGGACAGGATAGATGCTGTCTTGTTTGAAAAGATAGAGAGTATGCATCGTGCTCTTGATCGTGAGGCAACCCTAATAAAGGCAGGATGTGAAAGAGATATCAGAAAGGTTGACGATCGTCTTAGACTTATTGAAAAGAAGATGTGGAGTATTTTTGGTGCTCTTGCTATTATATCTTTCCTCGTTAGCGTACCGGGGCAGAGAATAATGTCATCCATTGCTCCGTCAGCATCCTTGACATCAGGTAACTAGTCTGTTATACTGGCGTCATAAGAACCGAGTGAATGAGTTTTATTGACGCAAAATATATAACTCTTGTATCTGGCCGACTGACATTGTTTAGTCGTAAGAAGGATGGATTGTATAATTTTAGATGTCCTTACTGTGGTGATTCACAGAAGAAGAAGAATAAGTGTCGGGGATATATCTTCCGAATGAAAAATGATTATGTATACAAATGTCACAATTGTGGTGTTGGTAGAACATTTACAAATTTTCTAAAGGATCAGGATATTTTACTCCATGATCAGTATATTATGGAGAGATATAGGGAGGGACTTACTGGCAAAAATAGTCAGACACCTTCTCCTAAGTTTGACTTTAAAAAACCTGTCTTCAAAACAAAAAAGAAGATAGATCTGCCAAAAATTTCTGATCTAAATAAATCACATCCAGCGAGATTATATCTAGAAAACCGTAGGATAAAAGACATAGATCGCTTCTATTATACCGAGAGGTTTAAGGAGTGGACTAACTCTTTAAAGAAAACATTTGATGATATGCGAGGAGATAATCCACGTATTATTATACCAATGTATACGGTTGATAATGAGTTGTTTGGTTTTCAAGGTAGGTCCTTGTCACCAAATACAAATATGAGATACATTACAGTAATGTTAGATGATGACCACCCTAAATTATATGGACTTGAAACAATCAACAGACTACACCCAGTATACATCGTCGAAGGACCTTTTGACTCAACGTTCATTCGCAACTCGATTGCTATGTGCGGAGCTGATATTCATGTTGATGGTATCGGGATTAGCAGCCCTGTGTGGGTATATGATAACGAACCAAGAAATCCAGAAATCGTCAAACGTATACAAACTACTGTCTCCACCAAGCAAGCTGTTGTGATCTGGCCATCAGATATAAAACAAAAAGATATAAATGATATGGTTCTTGCTGGACATGATGTTCAGTCTATAGTAGAATCAAATACCTTTTCTGGATTAGAAGCAAACCTCAAATTAAACACCTGGAAAAAGATATGACGAACGGCATTAATGTTGTTAAGAGAGATACATCGGTTACGGCACTAAACTTAGATAAAATTCATAGGATGGTTGAAGATGCCTGTGAAGGATTGGCAGGAGTATCTGCTTCGCAGGTGGAAATTCAATCTGGTTTGCAGTTTTTTGATGGCATTACTACACAAGATATCCAAGAGATTCTTATTCGATCTGCTAATGATTTAATTTCATTAGATAATCCTAACTACCAATTTGTAGCAGCACGTCTGTTGTTGTTTGGTATTCGTAAGGAAACATTTAATAAGAATGTATGGAAGGATGGTATGCCATCTATATTTGATGTTGCTGCCTATAATGCTACAGTTAATGAAGTTTATGATGAAGAAATATTAGATAAGTATTCTGAAGAGGAATGGCAGAAGATAGATAGTTGGATAGATCACGATCGTGACTATTTGTTTACATATGCTGGATTACGGCAAGTTGTAGATAAATATCTGGTACAAGATCGTAGTACTGGGGAAATCTTTGAGACTCCACAGTACATGTATATGATGATAGCAGCAACGCTGTTCGCAGAATACCCACTTACAACACGTTTAGATTACATAAGGAAATATTATGACGCAATCTCAAGACACCGAATTAACATCCCCACCCCGATCATGGCGGGAGTACGGACCCGTATTCGTCAATTTGCTAGCTGTGTTCTGGTTGATATTGATGACTCCCTCGATAGTATCTTTAGTTCTGATATGGCTGTTGGCAAATATGTCGCACAGAGGGCTGGTATCGGTCTTAATTCGGGACGAATCAGAGGAATCAACTCCAAAATCAGAGGAGGAGAAGTACAACACACAGGTGTGGTCCCCTTCCTCAAAAAGTTTGAGTCAACTGTTAGATGTTGTACTCAAAATGGCATCAGGGGTGGATCGGCAACTGTCCATTTTCCTATCTGGCACCAAGAAATCAGAGACATCATCGTCCTCAAAAACAATAAAGGAACAGAAGACAACCGAGTCAGAAAGTTAGACTATAGCATACAGATTTCTAAACTATTTTATGAACGTTTTATCGAGAATAAGGAAATCTCCTTATTTTCTCCCCATACTTGTCCTAACTTGTATGAGAGTTATGGGACCGATTCTTTTGATGAGTTATATTGTCGTTATGAAGATGATGAATCCATCCCCAGAACCACAATTGGAGCACAAGAACTCATCCTCGACCTTCTTAAGGAACGTGCCGAGACTGGTCGTATTTACATAATGAATATCGACCATTGCAATAGTCACTCATCCTTTAAGGATAAGGTGTACATGAGTAATCTTTGTCAAGAGATTACTTTACCTACCACACCCATTCAACATATTGATGGTGAAGGTGAAATTGCATTGTGTATTCTTTCTGCCATCAACGTAGGTACACTACGTAAACTTGATGACTTAGAAGAATTGTGTGACTTAGCAGTACGTGGTTTGGAAGAACTTATTGATTACCAGAACTATCCTGTTCTTGCTGCAGAAAAATCAACTAAGGCACGTAGGTCTATTGGTGTTGGGTTCATTGGACTAGCACATTTTCTTGCTAAGAATGGTGTTAAGTATGATGATCCTAAAGCATTGAAGTTGGTTCATGATTTGACAGAAGCATTTCAATTTAATCTTCTCAGATCTAGTAATGAATTAGCAAAAGAGAAAGGAGCATGTGATGCATTTGATAGGACAAAGTACTCAGATGGTATCCTTCCCATTGATACATATAAGAATGATGTTGATGAGCTAGTATCTAATGACTTACTATGTGATTGGGAGACTTTACGGAGAGACATACAGTCCGATGGGCTTAGGCACTCAACACTGTCGGCACAAATGCCATCAGAGAGCAGTTCCGTTGTGTCAAATGCAACAAATGGAATCGAACCACCCAGAGACTACCTGTCCATTAAGAAGTCAAAGAAAGGGCCTCTTAAGCAGATTGTTCCATCGTATGGGACTTTAAAGAATGCTTATACGCTCCTTTGGGATATGTCTGGGAATACTGGTTATATTAATATTGTTGCTGTTATGCAGAAGTTCTTTGATCAAGCGATTTCTGGAAATTGGTCCTATAATCCGGAGCATTTCAGCAACGCTGAAGTTCCTGTTAGCGTAATGGCACAGGACTTACTGACAACCTACAAGTATGGTTGGAAGACTTCTTACTATCAGAATACATATGATGCTAAGAAAGATGTAGATGAACCAGCACATCCCATTGGATGGCATGATGATGTTGATGAAGATAAACTAAAACAGGTAAAAGATTTGTTAGATGATATATTAACTACAGAGGAGGAGGATTGTGATGCCTGTAAGCTCTGATATGAAAGGAATGACAGTATTTAATACAAACAAAGTCAATATTCTTAAGCAACCTATGTTCTTTGGTGCTCCATTGGGAGTCCAAAGGTATGATGAATTTAAGTATCCAATTTTTGAACGGTTAACACAGACACAGTTAAGTTATTACTGGAGACCTGAAGAAGTTTCTCTTCAGAAAGATCGTGTTGATTATCATAGTCTTCGACCAGAACAGAAGCATATCTTTACTTCTAATTTGAAGTATCAGATCATGTTAGATTCTGTACAGGGTAGAGCACCTGGCATGGCATTCATGCCGTTTGTTTCTTTACCGGAATTAGAAGCATGCATGAACATCTGGCAGACTATGGAGATGATTCACTCTAGGTCATACACGTACATCATTAAGAACGTGTACCCAGATCCCACTGAAGTGTTGGATACCATCATTACCGATGAACGGATCCTTGAGAGAGCACGAAGCGTCACAGAGGCATATGATGAGTTCTTAACGGTGGCAAATGAATGGGGTTCTAGTAACATGTGGAGGAAGGATTGGAAAGGATCACCATCTTCTGACTGGCACATGAAAGATGTGAAAACAAAATTATATCTTGCTGTCATGAATGTGTATATTCTAGAAGCAATTCGTTTTTATGTGTCATTTGCATGTTCTTTTGCCTTTGGTGAGTTGAAGACCATGGAAGGTAACGCAAAAATCATTAGTTTAATTGCACGAGATGAGTCGCAACACATGACTGTCACTCAGAATATTGTAAAAAATTGGGTTAATGGTGATGATCCTGACATGATAGATATTGCTAAGGAACAGGAAGAGAATGTCTATCGTATGTTTGAAAAATGTGTACAAGAAGAAGAAGTTTGGGCAGACTATCTCTTTAAGGATGGTAGTATGATTGGATTGAATGCTAAACTTTTACGTAAGTATGTTGAATGGATTGCTAATCGTCGTATGAAATCCATAGGATTGAAACCTATATATGATGTACCTATGTCACACAATCCTCTTCCATGGACTGCACATTGGTTGTCCTCTAAAGGACTTCAGGTAGCACCACAAGAGACTGAAGTAGAGTCTTATATTGTTGGTGGTATCAAGCAGGATGTGGAGAAAGATACTTTCGCTGGATTTAAATTATGAAGAAACCTTTAGCATCATATTTAGAACTCTTGGAACAACAAGATAATCTAAAGATGACACAGGAATACTGGTGGACTAAATTAGATCAAGATCAAATGCTGAAAGTGATGCAACAATTTTGTTGGGATAATAGTATTGATTTTAATATGATCAATTGGGCTGATTTTCTTAACGGTAATAGTGTTACCAATGAGGTTCTGTGGAATAATGACTAGATATGTTAAACCTTTATTGTGGTTGGTAAATTTAGATGACCAAATCCGAAGAATGGCGAGAAGAGTACCAAGGGATGAAAGTCCTGTCCAAGTACCAAGTAGATTTGTTGACGAACGGCCCGAAGAGTCTATCTCAGAGCTGGATGATGGGAGCAATGTACAGCGATTGGAAGAAGAAGAAAGGGATACAGGATCCAGAACCACCAAATTGCCAGTCAAGTCTGAAGGAGTTCCTTCAGCAGACGAAAGATCAAGGAATTTAATATCGGATCCTTGGTTATGAAAACACAGAGTGCTAAAGGAAAGGGTCGTCGTCTTCAGCAATGGGTACGAGAGATGTTGATAGAGATTTTGGATGTACATCCAGAAGATCTTGAGTCTAGATCTATGGGTGCTGGTGGTGAAGATCTTATTATGGCCCGAGCAGCAAGAAAAAAGTTCCCACATTCTATAGAATGTAAGAACGTAGAACGATTAAATGTCTGGGATGCATATGAACAGGCATGTGCTAATGCTGGTGACTACGAACCGTTGGTTGTTATAAAGAAGAATAGAAAAGATCCATTGGTTGTAGTTGATGCTCAATATTTTATTAAACTATTTGAGGATAAATAATGTGGAATCCATTCAGTAAAACTATGCCTGATAAAGAAAGTATTAAGGTTGATAATGAATCGGTTGGAAAGAAGAAAGGTACACTTGGTAAATTAAAGGATAAGATTCTTCCTGATTCGTCAGAACAAGCAGCGATCGTTTCAACAATGGTTAGACTTGGTGTATTGGTGTGGTCAGGTGGGATATTGACATTGAATTATGTTACAGTACCTGGTATACCACAGCAGAAAATTGATCCGACTTTTATAGCTTCAGTTTTTACAGGAGTTTTAGCTAGCTTCGGAATTCAGACCGCTTCTAAGAAGGGCGATGGCACAATGAAGATGGATGCTGCTGCTAAGGCTGCTGCTGCTAATGGTGGAGGAACAGTTCAGACTATTAGAGTTGAACAGATGCCACTTAAGATTATTGCTGCTGATATTCCACCTAATGATAAGAAATCAACAGAACCAGAACCTAAGGTTTAATATATCCCTTCTTTTCTAGAAATTCTCTAGTTAATGGAGTGGGTGGATATGTTTCCCACATAGGAATCTTACTAGCACATGATTTTAATGCTGTTAGGGTCATTCTTCCTTTTTCGTTCCCTGCCCAAAGTGCTTCTTGCTCCCATGGCTGGGAACTTTTTGGGTATGTACGTGCAGCAATATCTCTCCAGAACCAAGGAACATCTTCTTCGTTGTGAATAATAGCAATCATACTATTATCAATAGTACCTGCCATACAGTCTTGTGCTGCATGCCATCCTTCATGCTTCATAACACTAATTAGTGTGCTTGGATCACTCATATACAAGGAATTTAGAAAGAAATTATTTCCTACAGTATAGTATACTCCACGATTTGAAGATACAAAATATTTTTTGTGACCTAGAAAGACTTTAACTCCGAGTAAATCCAAGGTGCTGACGAGCTCATTAAAATGGTCAGCAACAACAGTGTAATTAGAATTAGGATAGCGATTTTCAATGTCTTTGATCGATGTTATCGGTATAACATTCTCTACACATTCTCTCATCATCATACATCCCATAGAGTCATGGGTGTTCCAACCCTTTACTTTAGGGTCAGCAACAGCAGTACCAGCAGTAACACCGAAAGTGACTGCTAGTAGGGCAATAAATTTTTTCATATAATCAATAAGCGAATTCTTCTACTACATCTAAAACTTTGTTGAGATATTCTTCTGCTCCTCGGCATTCTTCTGCCGACATGTCGTGCCTTTCGCATCGTTCATACAGTTCATTTTTAAGTTTGAATGCTCGTGCTTGCATATCAACTTTGTGCATTGCTCCGTTCATTTCTCTAGACCGACAACTACTAATTTTATTTATACGTAAAGTTTTTGGGTTTGGAGTTGCAATTATTAAGATTTAAATTTGAACATATAAATAGATCACTTGTCAATATTAAAATGATTCAAAAAATAGTAAATGTCATCGCAGTGTCGTCTGGTGTTGTATCTCTTGCCGTTATTGGCAGTGGCCTATATGTATATGTCAATCGAGATGCACTCATTGATGGAGTTAAATCACAGGTTATGGAAGCAGTTAGTGGATCTATTGGAGGTGCTTTAGGTGGTGGACTTCTCCCTGAACTTCCTACTGGTTCTAATGATCTTCCTGGTGGAGTAGGTGCTTTGGGTAAGGGACCTGGTGCATCTTCTGGTGGATTTGGAATCCCAACATTCTAAATGGATTTACAAAAGATGGCTACAATGGGAACAGCAGTTGCTGTTGTAGGTACTGGTACTGTGGTTGGTGGTGGTAGTGCTCTTGATAATATGCGTGGTGGACCAGAGAAGAGAGAAGGTGCTCGTGTTACTGAAATAAGAAAGATAGTACAAGAGGAAGTTGCCAATGCTTTAATACAAGCTTGGCCAACTACATCTGGACCTGTTAAAGGTACACCTGTCCCAACACAAAATTACAGAAAGCAAGTTCCACTGGAAAATGGCAACTGAAACTTGGGCTCAGGTAAGAACATACATGGATCATTCATGGGATGTTCCTGATGATCACTTTACAGAAGATGTATTATGTCATTGGAATGGTTTTAGAGGTTGTCTTACAGAAGATGAAAGATTTTTTGTAAGATGTAAAGGTGATTGGTCGCCTGATATATCGGACAGTGCTTTTGATGTTCCTAGTGGTGATCATGGGTTTCATGGTTGGAATCCTAAATGTTTTCTAACCATTTACTTTATCAATTGGAAAATAGAGCAAGCAAGGATGATTAGAGAACGTGGAACAACACCTGTGTTTGTAGAGAAGAAAACTTCTTCTCAATTAAGAAGAGAAGCAGGTGAAAGAAATGGATCCAATAAGTAATATACCTGACATTGGTGGTGGGTTGCCTATTATTCCTACCATCAATACAGGTACAATTAATGTTAGATCACCTGGTATCAATGGTGTTGTTGTTAAAGATATTAAAGTAGCAGATACTCGTATCTGGATGCAGACACCACCACAAGCAATACCAATAGAACCTCCTGTTGTTATTCGTGCAGGCACACCTATTGTTAATATACCTGGTTGTGTTGTAGTGAATAAGGAGAATGCTAAGAATCCTTCTAGCATTAATAATAATTTAGTTAATGATGATCCCAAACAGAACGTTGCTATATGTGATGCTGGGATGCCATACTACGATCCACCAGATTACCAAGCAAATGAATTGACTTGGAGAACAGTTTATATGGAGCCAGAGGAGCAGGAAGGAGGGGTTAAGACAGATCCTCCAGCAGATGTTGAAGCACCTACTCCAGAGGCACCTGTGACTCCACCAACGAAAGAGGTAGAGGAATGTCCTCCACTTAATGCAAGACGCATTGGAGACCTTTCACAGAGTGGTAAGGAAAAGGTTTCTGGTTATGAATGGAATTCAACTAAAACTGAATGTATTACTTTGTGGGAAGATGTTCCATGGACTCAGGAATTTCTTCCAGATCCTGGTGTCATAACTACTACTGCGGGAATTGCCGCTGTGGCAACGACATCGGCCCTCCTAGCAAAGCCGCTTGCTGACTTACTCCTGAAGGTTGTGAAACCTGCTGTGAAGAAGGCGATTGCGAAGGTGAAGAAGATACTTGGGAAGAAGGAGCAGGTTTTGTCGAAGAGGGAGAGGTTACTTGCTCAGCGGGAACGGAACCGAGCGGTGATGGCTTTACGGAAGGCTGTGAAAAAGTAGGTTTGGGTAATTGATGTTCGTGTGGCAGCAGTGTCCCACCTGGATTTGTTACTACTATATCAGCACATACAGAATAGTATGGTGATTTCGGGTGGAACATGATACCTGCTTTTTTGAGTTCTCCACAATTTTTCAATCTTGCGATCTCAAAATCTAATCTTTTGTTGGCGATTAATTGATTTTGCATATCAACTTGTGCTTGTGCTGCATCAGAACATTTCTTTTGCATACCCCTATTCAATGGTATGGATAGGGTAGCAGACAAACCTAAGTTAAATGATTGATTAGATTTCATATCAGTACGTACAGGTTTCATCCATGTTATAGTACCTGGATTATCTGGGATACCATCAGGACCATCAATATCTTGGATGATTGTCATGTCAACACCATCCTCAAACCACCTTGTGTCTACTCCATCAACATCGTGTGTTCTGGTATCATACCAAGGTTCCCACGGATAGTTTTTAACTGTTACTGTCTGTTGTGTAGTACGACCAGTGAAGTCATTCATATCATATTGTGGTTCATTATAAAAGTCTTCCCAAGGATCTTTCGTGGTTTCTGCAAACTGAACATATGGTGTCATATTGAGAGTCGTACCCTGACAAGACACCCCACCACCATAGGTGTTAGTTACGTATGGACCTTGTAAAACCTGAATAGCTTGATTGGTCACTGAGCCAGAACTATTAGCTATTGGATTGGCAGTGGCACTTACTCCACCTACACTTTCTGCTAATGCGGCTGCCGGACTTACTAACGATAGTACTAATGTACTTATTGCGTAAACGTACTTGTTGTGTCGGTGACGCTTGTTATTTCTGTTACTCTTTGTATGATCGTCTGGTTGGTCATACCTGGTCCTTGATAACTCTGGGTAAATTGAAAGGCTGCACCCGGAGTCGTCTGTGTGAAGTTCCCCGTGTTGTTTAAATCCAAAGCATCGAAGGAACTTGTTACTGCTCCCGTTACAGTTCCTACTGCGTCTGTTGATGCTGGACTCAATGTTACCGTTGATGCGTTCACATTGGGGTTGAGAGCTGCTCCGTCGTTGGAGATCCCTACTCCTGTTACTGTATATTCCCATCCTGTCCTATAATCAATTGAGTTTATTGTCTCTGTTACTGTAGATTCAGTTTCTGTATGGCTGGTCATCGAGCCCTGCTGGAAATTAGGGACCACAGGGACTGCCTGGACAGGAGTCCCTATACTAAGCAACGCTATCGCTGTTAGTATTCTTTTCATTTCAGCGTACAGTTATTTCGGATACGAATTGTCCTGTTGCACTAGTACCAGCACCACCTGCTGTTAGCGTTGTCACGCCACCAGAGGTAATCGTGCCAGCTAGCGTCCCAGCTACACCGCCACTTTGAGTAGTCGTTACGCCAAAAGCTGGCATGTCTGCTACAACACCTGCGGTTACGTCAACACCAGTACCGATTGGATTTACTACGTCTCCTTGAATATAACTTTCAGAAAAGCTGAAGGCCGAGCCGTCGGTCGTAATATCATAAGTACCAGCTTTCATTGTTGGTGCAGCAGTAGCAGTACCAGCAGTAAGACCACCGAATACGTCACTATTACCAGCAGCAACTTGAACATTGGTTCCACTAACACTATACGTACTTCCAACCCGTGATGATTGGGTTGCTGCCCCATCAACTTGTAGTTGAGTACTGGATGTTAGTCTATGAATTAAATCGGCTTTCACTGGTTGGGCCAGCGGTGCCGTCATCAATAACATAATAAAAGGAACTAACCTTTTCATGTATAATGTGCTATGTAGATATTATTTATAGGGATAATTCCTTATATCGTTTAAATTCCTTTATAATTCCTTCTTCATCTCCAGTTATTCCTTGACTAATATAGTAATCACAGAACTCATATAAACTTGAAGAAATTGTGAAACCGTTCTTGATAAAGAATGTTAGGAGGTATTTTCTTTTATCTAATTCCTCATCAGTATGTCTCCAGTCAGACTGTACAGTTGTCTTCTTCATAATTTTGTTCCAAATAATTTTCTAATCTTTTTTGTAGGTGGTCATACTCATCCCACATAAATTCACTTCCTGTAGATTCTTTATAGTATCCACAAGCAGTTATTAATTTAGCAATATCATGTTCTTGAAGACGGTACATTATAAATACCCAATCGTGCGTACCATATATTTATCTTGACAGCACGAACCTTATATGGTATACTGCCATATTGCTATGTTGAATTCTGTATTTTAAATGAAGAAATTTTTAATGGTTGTTGGGTTAGTTTTTAGCTTAACATCTACACAAACATTGGCAACATCATCCCACAATTCAGATAAGAGTACTGAAGATAAACCAACACCTAAGACATGGAAGTGTGCTGGATGTACCCCTCAAGAACAATATGTATTAGCACAACTACAAGAGAAGACTAAGATAGTTGATAGAAATGCTCTTGCTACTATTATGGGTAATATTAAACAAGAGAGTATGTTCCTTCCTAATATTTGTGAAGGTGGAGCGCGAGTTCCTTACAAGGAATGTTATAGTGGTGGATATGGATTGATTCAATGGACAACTACTGGTCGTTATAATAATCTTGGAAAGTTTTGTAAAAATTATGGGTGTGATCCTAGTTCATTAGAAGGTCAGACTCGTTATATGGTGAATGAGAATATCTTTCAGTCCCAACTTCCTTACTTTGAGGGTAGTGGACAGACTGTTAGTTATTATATGAATGCTGCTTATCGTTGGTTAGGGTGGGGCATTCGTGGTGCTAGAATTAATTATGCATATGATTATACAAATAAATTGACTTGGGTATGAGAGAACAATTACTTGAAATGTTAATGAAAGATGCTTATCGCAAAGGTGAGTTTACTCTTTCATCTGGAGTTAAAAGTAACCATTATGTAAATTGTAAACCTGTAATTTTACATGGTAAAGGACTTGCATTGACAAGTCTTTTACTATTGCGTCTTGTAGAAGAAGATGTTGTGGCAGTAGGAGGACTTACATTAGGTGCTGATCCTTTGGTGAGTGGTGTTGCTATGGCAGCATGTTCACAGGATCGTGAACTTAATGCATTGATTGTAAGGAAGGAACCAAAAGGTCATGGTACAGGAGCATGGATTGAAGGACCCTTGCCAGAAATAGGTTCTCGTGTTACAGTATTAGAGGATGTCATTACGACTGGAGGTTCTGCTATTAAAGCAGCAGAAAAGTTATGTGATGCTGGATACTTTGTTAAGCGTGTTATTACTATTGTTGATAGGCAGGAAGGAGGTGCAGATGCTTTAAATAATGTTGGATTGGAACTTCATAGTTTATTTACTTTAGGGGATTTGACATGCGACTAGGTGTAATGTGTTCAGGGAACGGAAGTAATTTCGAGAATATTGTTCATTCTTGTCCTAATCATGAGGTTAAAATCATGGTATATAACAAGAAGAAAGCCAAGGCAAAGAAGAGAGCAGATAGATTAGACATTCCTTCATGTTATAGTAAGGATGAGGATGAGATCATTGCATTGTTTCATGTATATGATGTGGAAATGATTGTTATGGCAGGATGGATGAAGATTGTTTCTAAGAAGTTTACTGATGAATTTGCAGGACGCCTTATAAATCTTCATCCATCTTTGTTGCCTAAGTATAAGGGTTTACATGCTGTAGAACAGGCAATCAAAGCAGGTGAGACTGAGACTGGTGCTACTGTTCATTTTGTTAACGAATATCTTGACTCAGGTGCTATAATAAAACAACAAGAAGTACCTATTCTTCCTGGTGATACTGTTGAATCATTACAACGAGCAATCCAACAGGCAGAACATTATCTTCTACCTTTGGTGCTTAATGCATTATGAATTATTAAGAAAGATATGAAACCTAAATATTCTGTGCTACTATATACCTTGTTCAAGAGGATGTGAATTCTAGTGCTTCGGACAGGAGTTCGATTCTCCTCACTTCCATTCAGGGGGGTGCCAAGGTTTTCGACGGGGTTCCAAGGTCGTATCTGTTGACGGGACACAAAACACAGACGCCAAAAACGTCACACAGGCTGCGAATAACATCGTTGCCTTCTCTCGCACTCGCGAATTCGCGACTGTCTGAATGAGAGATCGGGGTTAAGTTAGCCTTGTAACCCAAATAATTACGTGGGGGTGGAAGTCCCCCTTTAAACTGTCTCTAAATAAATGACACAAAACCAGAGAGATATCGATAACGAGATACGTCACCACGAACTATTAAGAGAGATGGGTGACTTAAAAAGGATTATAGAAAATGTTAATTATCAGATGCAAGAGTTGCGGGAAGGAGTTGGTCTCTCACCCAACCAAATTAAAGAGTTGCGGATGCCCAAACCTTACGAGCATCCGTGGGACCAGTATCAGCGGGAACAACCTGCAGTTGGTGGAGATTGTGGAGGGAGTAAAACGGAATAAAAATAATAACGTTTTGACTCCAGAAGATCTTCGCTATCAAGAACAACGTAAACAAAGAAAAGTTCGTCGTATAGAATTTGAGGAAAGATAATGAAAATATTTTTAGATACTGCTGATGTTGATGACATCAAAAAGCATTATAAAACTGGATTAATTGATGGTTTAACTACTAATCCATCTCTCATTCGTAAGAGTGGTAGAAATCCTGAGGAAGTTTACCAAGAGGTTAAAGATCTTGGTATTGAGGATATCAGCATGGAAGTTGTTGGTGATAAACTTAATATGATTTCCGAAGGACAAAGACTTGCTAAGAAATTTGGTAAGGTTGCTACTATTAAAGTACCATGTACAAGGTATGGACTTATGGCATGTAAAGAGTTGACTGATAAGGGTATTCGTGTGAATGTGACTCTTATCTTCTCACCAGCACAAGCAATCCTTTCTGCTAAAGCAGGTGCTGCATATGTATCACCATTTGTTGGTAGGTTGGATGACAATTCAATTGCAGGATTGGAACTTATTCGTTCTATCTGTGAGATCTATGCAGTACAAGGTGTAGAAGGAACAGAGGTACTGTCTGCTTCTATACGAGATGTTAATAGTGTCTCACGATCATTTCATAATGGTGCCAGCATTGTTACTATGCCATCATCAGTCTTTGCTAAGATGTATGACCATGTTCTAACTGACAAAGGTCTAAATATTTTTGATGAAGATTCTAAGTATATAAAAGCATGAACAATTTTACTGTTTACACAAAGGTTGGATGCACACATTGTGTTCGGGTACAGCAGGTATTACAGTTAGCAGAGTTAAAACATGTTATATATCAATTAGATAGAGATTTTGATAAGGATAGTTTTTACAGTCAGTTTGGGGAGGGTGCTACTTTTCCACAAGTTGTTGTGAATGGAACAGATCTTGGTGGTTGTGTTGAAACCATCAAATATATACAAGAGAACCTTTGTGTGGTATAATAATGGATGGGTTGATTGAAATAACACAAGAAGACTTTGAAAAGGATATGGATTCTTACATGGATCGTATTGAAAAAGGTGAGTTGTTTTTGATTCGTCTTCCTGATGGTAGAGCAGTCGCTGCTGTGCCAGCTGTAGAAGAGGTTGAAAAGATGGTTGACATTATGCCAGAGATCTGATATAATATACGAAGTAATGAAAAAATTATTATGAGTTGTGGAAAAGACACAAATCAAAGCCTGAAAGATGCAGCAGATTCAGTTCGTCATGCATTGATTCATGCTCTTGAGCACAAAGAAGAGGATGTAGTTAGTGATCTATTTGATCTTTATAATAAAGTAAGTGAAGTAGCAAAGAAGACTGCTTTACCTACTAATAATTTTATGGTTGATACTTCTAATTACGATACTATTGCTACCAATGCACCATTTTCTTATGGCGGCACCAATGGTGGA